GGGCCGTTGTTGTCGATTTCGGCATGTCTACTCGCTTTCCCCTTTAATATACTAAATGTTTCCGCTGGTTTCAAGCCGATGCCCCGCATGTAATCTGGATTAATTAGCCGGCCTCTGTCGATGAACCGCGAAATCATGCGGCGATACGCTTCGTCAGTGCCGACATTCATAAAGATAAGATCAACGGTATAGCCAGCGTTTTTCAGACCTTCCATGGTGGCCTTAACGGAGCCTAATTTCCCGCCGGTTTTAGGCAGAACCACGTTATCGCCAGATTCGACAGCAGCCCGAAGCATGAGCTGCGCGAGATTACTGCTTTCCGCATGTACCGCATTTGAGCCAATGCCATCACCAAATTCGGGAAGTGCTTTTTTTGCTTCGTCAGGGTCAACGACGGCAGCGCCGTGCCGTTGCGCGATTTTGTTGGCAATGGCCGATTTACCAGCCGCCGGCGGGCCGAGTACGATGACAGCGTGACGCTCCTGCCGCACTGGCCGGGGTGTTTTCCCGTCCGCGTCCCACCCCAACCGCCTGGCACCCTGATATAATCGCTGCACGCCGGCCGCATAACCCACCTCGATCTCATCACCGAAATGGAAAATGCGGTTTGCTTCCCACGCCTCCGATCCATACCCTTCGCTCAAATGCGTTTCTGGGATTGCTCTGGCGCGATCCAAGGCGTCAACAATCGCCGGATGAACATCGATCTCGTCAGGCGTAGCGCCAGCGTCAACAATTGACCGCAGATCTTCCCGCAGCGCCACGTCAGGCTGCTGCGCGACACGAGGATTCTCGGCGCGCAATCCAGTTTCCAGGGTCTCGGCCTGGCGCGCTACACCACTGCCGGCAATCGGATCATCGAAAGCGTCTAGGATGTCTCGCGCTGGGCCAGCCGCGATTGAAGGGACTTCCGGCGCAACATCGACAGCGCGTCCTTCTCCGCTAATGCCTGTCCGATCAAGATCGCCTCGTTCCACTGATCGTCTGACAGCATCGGTGAAGGTTCTTGCGGCGGCAGCGGTGTTGCCTGTTTCTTTGAATTGCTTTGCGGCTGCTGTGAGCGCGTCCGAGAGCTCGCCTTTGCGGTTCGCCGCAACTTGGATGATTTGGATCGCTTGGGCATCGATCTCACTCCTGGTTAAATTTTGTGTGGCATCGAGCACGTTTCCGCCGGCTTCGATCTGCGCCCGGTTTTCACTCAGGCTGTTGAATACCGCGCGGTCCCGGCGCAGGGTCTTGAGAGCGGTGTCGAGCACCTTGGCGCGCTCACCGAAAAGGCTTTCGACAATATGCTCCTCGCCAAATAGCGTGACCTGTGTGCGCTCATCAAATCCGGCATTGATCGCCTGGCGCACGATGGCTTCGGCCTGTGCCGCGTTTTCCGGCTGCGCGCGGGCCAGCACTTGCATGATAGCCATCTGCTGATCAGGATCTTTGACCAGGCGCCCCACGATTGCCGCATACCGCGCCGGCACGACACCGTTCTCAACTGCGCCAAACGCCTCATCTGACAGATCGACCAGTTCACGGGCTTGCGCCACAAGCCGAGATCGAGGCGGCAGCTCACCAAGCCGCGACGGATCAAGGCGCAAAACTCTGGCTGCATCAATGGCGCTGCCGGTGCCTTCTGCAATATTTTTCATGGCAGCAATAGCACGCGCCTGGTCTGGCGTGATGCCGTCCACCTCGCGCAACAGCGACCCGTAGATGACAGGCTTCTGGTTTGGATCCTGTGCGGTGATGCGCTTCGCCAGGCCAAGGCGTTGATGGCCGTCAGCGATTACTCTGCGGCCGTCAGCAAACTCATAAACCACGATCTGACCAGCCTTGACGGCATCCCATTGCGTGACGCCGGCTAGGGCCTCGCTGACACCAAACTGATCAGTACCCTCTTTTTTGAATTGAAAAGTCTTAGCGTCCACCTCGATCTCGGCCGGGTTAAAACGATAGACGGTTGCGTCGAGATTATCATGGTGGTGGATATCGTCGGGGCCGGTCGGCGCGGTCCGTTCGCGTGGCGCCATCGGCACATCGAGATGCGTTGTATACTCCCCCTCGATGACGTTGGCGGCGTGTTCGCCGAAAGAGTACCCAAATTTATTATCTTCGACGGTCTCCCTGCCCGCGTCGGCCATCCTGACAGCTTCGACGCCATCACCTGTCTTGACGCCGGCATGTTCCAGCGCGCGCAGCCCGGAAAGAATGGCCTCACGATCCAGTTCAAGCATCGTGCGATGTATTTCTTGCGTCGGCATGAGATCTACCCGGCGCCGCAGCTCACGGGCGAGTACCTTTCCGATTGGGCCGCGCCAGCCGCGATACCCGGCTTGCAGCGCAGTGCCAAAGACAAGACCAGCCCCGGCGCCAACGGCAACAGCGTCCCGAAAATCCCTCCAGTCATAATCTAGGCCGTATTCCAGGCGCCAGCGTCTGACTGACGGCTGCAACCACGCCTCGATGCCGGCGCCAATCATCGATTCCACCAAAGCACGCCGAGAGATTTCCCTGAATACGCTCCGCGCGGCAAATCCCCAGCCGCCAGGTCCAATCAACAGAGGCCAATGTCTACCCGGATCTTTAACGGCGTCGGTGCCAAACGCGACAAAATTTCCCGCAATATTCGCTAAAATGTCGGTGCCGGCCATGCGCCGGTCCATCGCCGCCTCTTCTGCGTCTGCATTCTTAATGCGTTCTGCGACCTTTTTTTTCAGCGTTTCAATATCGATTGGCTTAAAGCCGATCTCATCGCCATGAAGCGCCAAAAATTCGTTCATATTACGCCAATGCCAGGACTGCTCCATCTTCTTCCACGGGTCGTCAGCAACAGTCGTGAATGGATTAAAAAACGGCCCGAATTTTGTATCCGCCAGGGGCCCTTCGATCATTTCCTCGGCTGGATTTGTAATCGAGTTAAAAACCTGCCATGGGCGCCCATCCAAAGCCTGGCCTGACATCCCGTTAGCTTCAAAATATTCACGCATCTTTTCCATAACAGGTTCGAGTTCTTTGCGTGCCGCGTTCACCGGCATATAGCCAGATCTCGTTAGCGCCATATTGAGGCCCGACTGATATGCCTCGCCAGATGTCGCCTGATGGTCTGGCGTGACGCGGGCCGGCACCAGCAACGGGTTGGGCTGGATCCAGGAGGTCATTTACTCTTTACCCTCATCAGGCGATGCACCTGTTTAAGGTTTATCTGGAAATCATCTTGATATCCGTCGCCCTGCGGCGTCAGCAGCCGAACCCAGCCTGGTTTGTCGCCTGGCGCGAAGATTGCTTCGCGCAAATCCACGATTTTAGCATCGTCGCCTTTTTGTGTTTTGGGCCAGCCTTGGTTAAGGCCAATCGCGTAGGTAGGGATATGCTCTGGCTGTAAATTATCCCAATTCTCTTCAAGCCATCGGAAATTCTCCACCGGCATGGTGGTGTCGAGGTGGATCTTGTATATAATGTCTCCTGTGAAAATCCCCTCGCGATCAACGACCTTGCGCCCCTTAAGCACCCCACCGCTAACAATAACATCCCCTACATAATCAGCGCCCAGAGCTTGCTGAACAGCACGCTCATACCATTCGGCAGCATTTTCACGGGCATCTGCGCTTCGTTGCAGCATTCCCTGGAACATGGCATTGGCAGCAGTTTTAATCGTGCCCATATTACTTTCATTTAAAAGATAGCCGCCACTTTCGCCAGTTGCCAAAACTGCATCAAAGATCTTTTGTTTATGCAAATTAGTAAATGATCCGCCACCATCTGACGCCTCTACCTGACCACCACTTTCCACAGCCGCCAGACCCGAAAAAATATCACGCGCCGCCCTATCATTCCCGCCCAAGGCGACGGCGCCAGCCACCACCAATGAGCCGGCATCATCCGCAACCTGTTTGACCAGTTCGATGGATCTTCCGGCTCCACCAGACGCCAAAATAAGTGCCTTTATCGCGGCTAATTTTATACCCGGGGAAAGCTGACCGTCGAATATTGATTTTAACGCAGCCCGTTCTTCTTTCGAGAAATATATCGGCGTGAAATCCCCCATTTGAAAAGAGAATTGGTTTATCCGCGTCACGCGGTCGGCAAGTTTTCTGACGGCCTCTTCATTATCTGGGTTCAGATCTTGAAAAAAAATGGTTGAGAGCTGGTCACCGGGGCTGGCCCGCCTATTGAAAAAGGTGACTTGATCCGTTTGCATAGCAGTAAAGGTATGGGTATTAATTTCAGCGGCCAGATTGATCAGTTTAGCCTGTCGAGGATTCGTGCCGCCAGCAGCCTCACGCGCGGCCTCCATGCTGGCCACCAAAGCACTCTGTTCATTGGCCGACATTCTCATCATTGTAGCTTGAAGTTTTATGCCTTCAGAAAGCAATACAACGTCGGCAACAGCTTCCGGGTCTCCGCTTTTCTCAGCTAGGTTTGTCAATGTTCTCTGATCCGCTTGGGGTGGCACATGCCCTTGAGCGAGACCCCCGAAATTTGCGCTCGCCACGCTTTTAACGTGGGCAGCTTGACGCTTCAGCGCGGCGGCGGCGTAGGCGGGGGCGCCCGCCATCTCACTTTTAAGCATTTTGATTTGACCACTAGTGAGGCCGCGCGCCGTCTTCTTGTAGTTTTCGTCAGCTTTGAAATCCGCCAGGTATTTCTTTTGCTCCTCGATGCTGGTCAGCCGGCTGTACTGTCCGCGCACCCGATCTTCGTGAGCTTGGTGACGCAATTTAACGACATCACTTGCAACATCATCCGGGTCGCGGCCTAGCGTGCGCTGCTCGGCGTCATAATTCCTTAATCTTAACCCCAACCCGACATCGAACGTGTCCGCATCCAGATCACGGCGGGCGTATCGCTGTAAATCCGCGCTGGTGTCGGCTAATAGCTCGACCGACTTAGCCGCAAATTCCTTGGCTTGCTCTTTCAGAAATATGCCACTCACGTCGAGATACAGACTTTCGGCGTACATATTTAGCTTGGCGCGAACTTGTTCACCGGCAACCGGATCCAGCGCCGCGATGGTATCGGAGAGCCCGTTTGTGATTCCGGTCATCGTGGCAACGAGATCTTGCGGCGTTAAACCATCACCCGTCTGCCAATTTTTCCGCCAGTCAAGCCACGCTTCATTCATGCCCGTGCGAGCTTCGGTGCTGATCCGCGCGGCGCTTATATTGACTGCCGTGGCGTAGGCGGATTCTTCATAAGCAGTCTGCGGTGCCCGGTTCTTAAACTGGGCAAGAGTTTCGCCGGGCTGTATTGCAGCATCGCGCTGGCCCTGGTGCCTGGCTTGCTTCTCCACGCTCTGCGTTGCGAAATTGAACATGCGATCAGCGGCGGCGCCAAGAAGCTGGGCGTTGTGTTCACTTTCCCGGCTGGCGGCAAAATCGATCTGACCCGGGCCACGCAGTTGCGCGCTGCCTCGGGCCTGGCGCTCATATCGTGGGTATCGCGGTGCCATATGCTACAGGTACAAGCCGGCGTATGTCGGGTTCCACGCCGGCGCCGATGACGTAGCCGGTCGGAAAGCCCCCGCCTCGTAAGCCCTAAATCCGCCCTCTAAAATTTTCCCGCCGGCACTAAGAACTCCGCTGGTCCTAGCGTCCGCTGCCGCTCTCCTGTAAATGCCACGCTGATATCGTGCCGCACTATCAATTACACTGATATTTTCCAGTGCGATAATTGCATTATGCACCGTATCGAAATAATCATCGACGCCAGCCGCCAGACTCTCATTGATCAGAGCGCCGGTACTGCCCGACAGTGGCTGAAGATTGCCGGCGGCGGCGGTCGCTTTAGTCGCGGCAATAACCGCGCGCATTTTCCGCAATGATGCGGTGCCTGATTTTCGCCATGCAACCGCCTCCTGCCGCGCCTTCAGTTTATCGGTCTCGGACTGCATCCGCGTTTGCGTGGCCTGGGCCTCGTATCTGAACGCGCGAGCATCGGCGGCTACCACCGCAGCGGTCGCGGTAGCAGCAATAGACGCCGCCTGTAAATACGGGCCAGCCGCCTGTAAATACGGGCCAGCAGTTACCATAAATGCTGCTATACTTTCCATGCGGAACCCCTGGATTGTCTTCGACAGGCGGCGGCTGCAAATGCGGCCATTTTATTGCCCCACTGATAATTTGAAATCAAGCGCCAGCAAATGCAGATCGAGCGGCGCGGTTTGACTGACTGTAATGGCACCCTCCATGACGAAGCCCAGCAGCGGCCCGACTTTCTTGATGCCTGTAAATTTTTCCACGGCAATATCGAGAACGTCTTCACCAAACTGCCGGAAGGCGACTTGCTGGCCGTTGATGGTCATCGCCTGACTCTGATAAACCTCGGCGTTGACCTCGATAATTCGCTTCTTGAAACCTTTAATATTTCCAGACTGCAAACGCGGCTCCACCGGCATCGTTTTCAAGGTCATCACAAACGGCAGACCAATCTCGTAATTCACAGCCGACGCCCGGTCGAAGGTCACGCTACCGCTGGAAACCGTTTTGTCATTTTGCACGGCGCCATCCACGATAACATTTAATACCTCTGCCTCAAGATGCGCCGCAGCGCCGGTCGATGAGACACTAGCCGAATAGACGGCGGCGTCCGTATGGAGAGTGGCGTCGAAAACCTCGACGTAATAGACATCACTGCCATTTATCGTGCGCTTAACAATCGCATATGTCGTATCAACGTCTACACCAATCGCCTTAAATTCGCCGTTAGTCGTGAAGAGGCTTGGCGCGACCACTTGCTGCGCGCGGAGCAGGGAATACACCGCGAGAGAGCCGTCGCCCGCGTTAACTATGAAAAGCCGGTCCGCTTCCTCGGTCGATGTTGCGCGCCGGATCGCCATATCGATTGGCGTGCGAAGCAGATGCCCGGAGAGCAGCGAGATATTCGCGGTGGTGTACGCCGCTTCCAAATCCGTGAATAGCATTTCGTTAAGTTGCTTCCCCTGGCGCTGGATAAAAAGCGTGCCGGAATCGAGGCCCGCCACCGGAACGCCAGGCTTGATGCCGTTTCGTGTCGCGACCTTGATGGTAAGATTCGACGGCGTGATCGGCTCGCCAACAGTTTGCGGGATGTAGAACTCGCCGCCGGTGGTGAATATCTGAAGATCACGGCCGCTGAAAATGTCCACAATGGCGTTTAGCGAAGATGTGGTTATTGTACCGCCGATGGCGCGATCATCGAACGCATCGCCCGTATCGAAGTCGAAAAAATTATTAACGACAGATCCCCAAAAGGTCGTGGGCAGGGTTTTGCTCCCGCCAAAAAACAGCCGGCCCTCGTGGAATGTTGTCGAGATCGGATATCCGCGACTACCGGACCATGCCGTCTCGTAACCAGATTCGATCTCCCACTCACCGGCCGGAATAGCGGCCGTATCGAAAAACGCGACCTCGGCAACCCCCTTGACAATAGATGGCGCGACATATTCAACAATGCGAACTCGTCCGAATGTTTCTAGTGCATTGATGTATTGACCGACGATGGCGCTGGTAAAAGTGCCCGTGATTTCTGAAATTAACTCGAGCGTAATATTTCCGATTATCCCCCCTGGCTTTAGCGCCATTGTGCCTGGCGTGGAAGTGATCTCGAAAGCATTTCTCGGCGCATTGGCGAACGTGATTACTGACGCGGTCCAGGTACTATGCGTTGCGCCGCGCACGATTCTGAGAGGTGCGAGATCCTCATGCACGAATATTATGGTATCTGCGTATTGCGCATACCGCAGCCGCGATAACATCGCGCCGGTGATCGTGCTGACCGCCAGATAGTCATTGCCGGATCCATTGATATTCGTAACCAGTACGCCGTTCCTAAAAATGTAAATACGCTGATTGCACAGCGCGAACATATAGCTGTCGTTTATGGAAAATTCAAAATCGATCAGCCTGACGCCATTTTGCGGCGCGGCGGCAGACGGAAGCTGGGCAAGATATTTCAGACCGCCTCGACGTTTGGCGCCACCTTGCGGCAGAATGTGAACATTCGTCGCCGTCTCCAGCGCATTGTAATATTGCGCCATATCTATTCTCGACCGGAGAAGCGGGTCAAGTTCGCCGGCAGAGAAATTAGTTTGAATCCGTATTACGCGGCTCACGGCCTACACCACGCGGGCTGTAATCAGCGGATAGTTAATGAATGCCTGGGTCGGATGTCCGGTGCCGTCGATCTGCATGGCCTGGCGGAACATGCCGCCGCGCATATTCTCCCCGGGCATACCCACCGCCAGAAATTGATAATACTGCCCCTTCGTGATCTGATCAGTAACCGGTTCAGCGATATGCCAGGCCATATAATATTTCAGAAGTTGAATGAAAAAAGTCGGCATCACGTCTTCAGACGGCCGGAATTGATAATCGATATATATCGTGTTGTAATTGGTCAGGACGTTCGCCGCATAAACTTCCCAGCCATGCGCCGTTGGGCTGGCCCGTGTGCCGCTGGTCGTGAATAGAGCCCGAGGCCCGGAACCGAGAATGTCGCTGGGCAGTGGATATTCGTACAGCCATTCGTTGACCGGGCTGTCCACCGATTGAGCGAGCTGCACTTTTTTCTGGGTGAACACCCACGGATAGCTCAATAGCAATGTGTCGCGGATATCGTCATAAAGACGATCACAGATATGGGCTGCGTCGGTGCCTTCCGAAAACGAAGAAAGGGGCGCGGACCCCAGCATGATTAACGCATCCGAACAAATCGACAATTTAGTATCGCCGGTCGCCATGCGCGCCCTCTCTAAATGTATTCGGCTTGACGGGAGCCGCTGTTACGGCCCCCGCCTTACCGTTTTCGATGACGACTAATCGGCGTCATCTTCCTCAATCGCATGACCATCAGATACATCGACCACGCCGGACGCATTGCTCCTAACACTCACTATGCTAAGCATTGGCGTTGCGGTATCTTGTATGAAGATGATGTCGCGGACGGAAACTTCGTCGCTAACATTGTTGAAGTAGCCGGTGGTGTTCACCGTTGCAATTGGGTCGGTCGTACCAAATGACCACATGGCCGGCGCACTGCCTTTCTTGGATTGCCCGCCGATGGGATTCCATCCTGATCTTGCAAAAGCCATGATTAAGCCTCCCTACAGGTGATTTTGACGATGCCACCAGCAG